GCACCCGAAAGATTGGTATCCAAACCTTGATGAAGATTCAAAAGATGCCCTCCTTAGAAGACTGGAAATCACAGTATTTGATGGACCACGTTGGAACGGAGAAGAACCCAATATTAATTGATGTTAATGATTTAAGAGTATACCCTAAAACTTGTGATGAAGTTGTTGGAGGAGATTGTATTTGTGGAACATGTGGATTTCAAGATGAAGTATCAAGTAGAAAAACATGGATTTGCGGATGTGATCATGAAGGAGGAGGAGGACAAACGATCAGAAGATGTCAATGCAAAAACTGTAGTTGGTGCAATCCAAACCACGCAGCATTTAGTTAGTAATAAATTTATTTATTTACAATTTCTTAAATACGGGAGCAGTAGTCCAATTATATTTAGTAGTAGCATAACAATTGTAATTAGTATTAACTTCGTAACCAACAATAACAGGTAAAGCTGAAGTATCAATCATTTTCTCAAGTTGAAAAAAACGAAAATGTCCGAAAGAACACGCAGGCTGTGTAGAACTAAGAGGTGTAGAAAACATCTTATACAACACCTTCAAAGATATGTTGCGGTTAGTATTCAAAACAGAAGTTTTCAATTCACCAGGGTCAAGCTTAATTTTACCTTCTTGCTTAGACTTAGGCCAAAAATAAGAAGACAAAGGTTCAAGAGCATTATCATCTAAAGCAATGTTTCTAATAATACCACTTTCAAATTCTCCAATAATATTAGCAGGTGTGATACTATTAGGAAAAACGGACTGACAATATGTACCAGTTCCACCAATAGACTTACCATAAATAGGAACATTGTCAACATCGTCAGATTCATCATTACCAGCAGAATTTAATGTACGATTCTGAATCTTCAAACTAGACTTAATCTGATAATGTAACATTAAATCTTGCAAACCAATACTACGTGCATAAATTTTACTTGCAGCAGCAGGAATATATTCAAACTTTTGAGGCATAATATCAGCAGCATCTGCGGTCCAAAAAGTTTGAATCATATTATCAACAATATCACTATAAACTTCTCCACCACCTAAAGTCATAGTACGAACAGTAACAGCAGTAGTGGTAGGATTAGCCGTCCAAGAAAATCTAAATAAATCACCAGCAACAAAACCATCAGAGCTAACTAAACGACTTAAATTAAGTAATCTAATGGTCATTTTCTGCAATAACAACTTCAAAATACATTGCCAAGCAATTTTGGTTATTTCTGATTTAGGACCAGTAATATGTCCAACATACAACATTTCATCAGCAGATAATGGACCACCGGATTCAAGAGTACAAGTAATACCTCTACCAGCTTGATATCCTTTAGGTTTACGTTTCTTACGACGAGTCTTCAAAAAACCTGCTGATCTAGAATTGATGGCACCAAATCCTCTTTTAGTCTTAGTAGTCATACGAACTCTCTTACGTACAGACATAGGACCTAAGGAGGCAGGATACTTGCCGGGAGCACGTGAGCCAATCTTAAAGTCTCTAGGATGCATACGAGGAGTAGCACTACGCTGAGCACCACGTAAGGCAGCGTTGATTTGCTTCCCCGTACGATAAACTGAGACACCTGCATTAATAGCTGCATTAATCTGTTGGGGGGTCCAAGACTTTTTTCCATTTCCCATAATTAATTATTTTTTTTAAGAATGAAAATACATTTAAAATTTTCCTTAAATAGTAAAAAAAATGGGACGTGGGATGCCGATCCTGTAGGTAATACTACGTCCCAAAATTATTAAATGAATTTCGCGAGCGGGGGTACCTACAGGATGGCATATATCAGTGCCGGTCGATTAGGCCGCAGGCGCATCAGTCGTCGTGGGATATTTTCTAATCGATCTAGGGCCCTTCGAGCCCATCGATTGAAAATTCCCGTCCATAAGCCAACGATAATCAAGCCGGATTGGTGAGACAAACTTCCGCGTTCGGCCCGGGTCCCTGTACCCCTGGGCCTCAGCATAACATTAAGGGCCGCAGGCGCTAACCCTAACCCTAAAACAAACAAACGCGTCACGAACTAAAAGTCTTGGCAAACGCGAAAACAATGCGAATGCTAAACCATCGATTGGATAACGTGAAATTCAAAAAGGTATAAATAGGCAGCAGAAAGTGCACAATTTCATTCCTCAAATTAATATGGAATGGATGAACGAGTTGTACGACCAAGACAAGGAATTGACAATCAAACAATATCCGATGTTAATCGGAGAAGAGGAGGAGGAGGACAAGCAAGATACTGGATTCTCACAATTCCTCAACATCAATTCACCCCCTACCTACCACCTGGGGTCGCCTACCTTATTGGACAGCTTGAACTTGGAGAAGGCGGGTTCTTACACTGGCAATTGGTGGTCGGATTCAAAAGGGCTGTCAGACTTGCAGCAGTTAGAAAACTGTTCGGAGAAGTGCACGCAGAAGTCACTAGAAGCGAGTCAGCAGAAGAGTATGTCTGGAAAGAGGACACTAGAGTTGCCGGAACTCAGTTTAAGCTTGGCACCAAAGCAATCAAAAGGAACTGCGACACAGATTGGGATGATGTTAGAGAGAATGCAAAGAAAGGCAACCTCGAAGACATTCCAGCCGACATCTATGTGCGATGTTACACCAATCTCAAGAAAATTGCCGTCGAACATGCAAACCCAGGAATTGTTGAAAGAAGATGCAAGGTTTATTGTGGGAAAACGGGAACTGGGAAGTCCCATCGTGCGTGGAATGAAGCGGGTATTGGAGCCTACTCAAAAGGTCCAACAACCAAGTTCTGGGATGGGTACCGAGGCCAAAAGAATGTTGTTATCGACGAATTCAGAGGACAAGTTGAAATATCGCACGTACTTAGGTGGTTTGACAAATGGCCGGTCAACATCGAAATCAAAGGTTCCGGGGAAACTCTCGTTGCGGAAAATATCTGGATTACGTCGAATTTGCACCCGAAAGATTGGTATCCAAACCTTGATGAAGATTCAAAAGATGCCCTCCTTAGAAGACTGGAAATCACAG